AAATAGCTACGCATGGACGCTGGTTAGCGCACACACGTAGCTTACAGTCCGTTTTGATGATAGTGTATCCAAGTAAGGCCCGAAGGCCCCACTCTTAGTCTCGCTTGAGTACGAGACCATAGAATACGTCGCCTTCTTTGGTGGTCCAAGGCTTGCCGGTTTCGCGGTCCGGCCATGGCACGACATCAAAGTGGTGACCCGCAGGTGCACTAACGTCAAATTGTTGGTCACGTTTGAACGTTGGGTAATCGTCACCGGCATCTTGGCACTCGACCCATGTCTTGGTGCCCTTGGGAAGAGCCACGCCAAGGTGTTTGGCAGTATAGGCGTCGTCTACAAAGAGCAGACGTTCCTCAAGAGAATCTGGGGTTCGTACAGTTGCGGTGAGACCAGTGTCGGTCTTGCGGATGGGAAAGAGGGTAATGTCCTTCACGGTGTATGAGATTAAGGGGTTACTTGTGAGGAACGAGCAAGTCCCGTTCCACACGCCACCGGGGTGTTGTCTTGTGGGGGTAACACCGGGGAGGTATAGTGGGGGTGGTAAGCAAACTCATACTTCCCTAACTTTGGGTATGTTTATAGACCCCCTGTACACGATGAAGTGTGTAGACAATTACTTGTTTACATTCTACCAGTGTCAAGGGGGTGGGGATGTTGTTATCATCCAAACGACCACGGGTGTCTATATATCCGGGGACATGTTACACGAGGACATGGATGATGCGACTTATGCCCTATTAGAGAACTGTAAGTCTGGCTAATCTGTTATGCTATTATGAGTAAGTACTACAAGGACGTGGAGACACGTAAGAAGATTGATGCCCTATTAGAGATGAATGCTTGTATTCAAGCTAATCTGGGTACTAAGAGTAAGTTTGACATGAAGAACCCGGTTGCCGCTGAGCAGATCTGGTATCAGTTCTTGGTTGAGATTAAGGCGCTGGACGATGAGTTTTATCAATGCATTGCGACCAGGGAGGAGAAGGATATGGTGACCAAGAAAATCTATAATAAGCGTAGGTTCAGGGAACAGCAAGCTGAGACTGTATAATTTTCCTATATTTCGAGGAAATTAAATGTCATGGAAATTGTCAAGCCCGGGATAGAGTATCGGCTGCACAACTTCAAGTCAGAAACTGAGTACCAAACGGTGCGCTTCACAGAGAAGACACCTACCGGGTTCAATCCAGGGACGACCAATGAGGAGGTGGTAAGCATGCTCATCGATCGTCTGTATGCTCTACAGAACAAGAACTTCTCAGTCGAGAATCAGTGTTGCATCATTTTACTTAAGCAAGTTCGTGTGCTGCTCAAGAAGCGCTTGAACCGTAAGATTGATCGCGTGAACAAATACCAGGAGAATGCAGCTGGAGATTCAAACAAGTAAGAAAAGTTTCGTACGCCATTACTTAGAGCTATTGAATGGTATCTTGAAGCTGACTCCGCGTGAGCTAGATGCCTTGCTGCATTTCTTAGAGTACGACCAAGAAGTGGCATGCAGTATGCAAGCACGTAAGCACGTAGCAGAGGTGATGAGCTTCAAGAGCGTGTCGGTGCTAAACAACTATGTGAAGAGTTTAAAGGACAAGCAGGTCATCTATAAGGATCGCAGTGGAGTGTATCGATACAACGACATTGTAAAACCTGACGGAACCCTTGAGTCTCTTACCTTCAAATTCATCGTCGCAGAAACCGCTGTTCAAGCTGGAGTATGAGATTCAAAGTCTCGATGTACTCTTTGCCTTTGAACTGCAAATGGCTGCTGAACTAGAAGGCCAGTCAGTAAACTACGAGACTCAGATTACTATAGGCCCCGAACACCCGACCATAACCTACTACGTATATGCCCCGCCCGAGTAAAGTAATGCACGAAATCATCCTTGAGATTGTTGAGGAAGACGGAGGCACGTATGATGAGGTGGCCGAGGTAGTAATGAGTCAGTTTGGATTTTTACGTAAGCACATGGAGAAGGGCGCCTTTAGTACCGTGCGCCTACCATATCTCGGCAAGTTCTATGTCAAACCTGGGCGATTGTCAAAACTGAACCATGCGGTTATTCAGAGAAGAAAACTTTAAGGTAGTAGTAGACGTAGAGCTGAAACTCATCCCTGAGTTTAAAGCGCTGCTCACACGTGACCGGACGAAGGATAAGAAAGAGGCGCTCAAGGAGTTTAGCTACATCTACTTTATCCACGACCATAAATCGCCCTACTACATTTATCCGGAAGACGAGCGGCGCTTACGCGTGTCCACAGATACAGGGTTGGGCAAAGACTATAAGCCCGATGACAAAGTCAAAGCAGCTATTGCAAAGTATTTGGAGCTGTCAAAAACTCCCACCCTTAAAAGTCTTGCATCTATTAGGGAGGGTCTTCTTACGAGCAGTCGGCTCATCGATACGCTACGTGAGCGCATTGATGCTGCTCTTGCTGATCCTGATTTGGAAGATATTGACCCTGTTACTCGTTCCGTTACACGCATGTTGGAGATTTCTGAAAAGCTCCCTAAGGCGATTGAGAACATTACCGTTCTTGAAGAGAAAGTCCGCAAGGAAGAGTCCAACGATACGCGTATTAAAGGTGGAGGTAAGAAAGGCCTCTTCGAAGATTGACGACAATGTTGACTAACACCCGTGAATTCAATAGAGCAGGCCGTCATTTTCTAGAACATGGCTTCTACTGCGGCGACCCAGAGGGGTCTGCAGCATACTTTGAGTTTTGGGCAGAGCAGTTACGCCGGTGTACTGAGGGGTACACGGTAGGAGATGTGTCCATCACTGGACACCATTACTTCTACTTGAATTACGTACAGATAAAGCTGACTGACAAGGGTAACAAGAAGATTTTGAGCTTCCCCAACTTCTGGGATGGGGACTATGAATACTTCTGGCTGCAGGAGATAGCCCGTAACGGGATCAAACCAGTAGACTATGAAAGGCTGAACCTTTCCACACACGTGGAAGAGGCTCATATGAATGGTGGGCGTCATATGATCGTAGGTAAGGCGCGTCGTAAGGGATTCTCTTATAAAAACGCTGCTCTTGTTACGAATACGTTCAATACGGAACGTAACAGCTACACCCTTTTATGCGCATTTGACAAGAAGTACTTGTACCCTAAAGGTATCATGGCAATGGTTACTGACAACATGAACTTCTTGAATGAGCATACCGGCTGGGCTAAAAGGCGCCAAGTTGTAGACAAGCAAAACCACCGCAGGGCCAGCTATTTAGAGTATATGTCGGGCCAGCAGGTGGAGAAGGGCTACAAGTCGGAAGTAGAGGCTATCACATTTAAAGACAACCCAGACGCTGCTCGTGGTAAAGATGCCTCCATCGTAATTTTCGAAGAGTGTGGCGCTTTTGACAATCTTAAAGCGTCATACCTGGCAACTAAGCCAACTGTAGAGGATGGAGGTATCACCACGGGGCAGATGATTCTATTTGGTACGGGCGGTGACATGGCTGGAGGTACTATCGACTTTGAGAGTATGTTCTATAACCCAGAAGCATACAACCTCCTACCTATTACCAATATCTGGGACGAAAGCAGCGACCATACCACTTGTGGGTACTTCTTCCCGGCATACAAAAACAAGATTGGGCATATGGACCACGATGGCAATAGCGATATTGCGGGTGCTCGCCAATCTGAGGAGGCTACACGAGAACAAATCAAGCGTGACGCGAAAGATGCGGGGGTGCTTGATAAGCACATTACCGAGTACCCTTTTACTCCCAAAGAAGCTTTCCTACAGCACAGTAGCAACGTATTCCCTACGGCTGCGTTGATTGAGCACCGCAATGAGCTAGTTCGCAGCGGTATGTTTAAGAGTTTGGCTGTAGCAGGGCACCTTGTAGAGGGTAAAGAAGGCGTCAAATTGCGCCCAGACGACCGACTACGCCCTGTAATGAAGTTTCCGGTACAACGTGGGGACGATACTACCGGATGTCCAGTAGTTTATCAGTCACCCTACAAGCAAAATGGCGAGGTACCACGTGATTTGTACATCATCGTGCATGACCCTTACGCCCAGGATGGCTATGGCACGTCTCTAGGAGCCGCATACGTCATAAAACGTGTAAATACGCTTAGTCAGCCGGACGATATGATTGTTGCTTCCTATGTAGGACGTCCTGATACGCAGGATGAGTACAACTATAACCTATTTTTGCTAGCAAAGTATTATAATGCACGTATAGGTTTCGAGAATGACCGAGGTGAGATCATTCCTTATGCCAAGCGTCATAAACTAATGCAGTATCTGATGCCGGAGGTAGAAATCTTCGACAAAACAGACAACGTTCGGATACGCAAGCTGGGCCGTAGCTACGGTATGAGCATGGGTAGCAAAGAACGCAAAGGGCAAGCAGAAATTTACTTACGAGACTGGCTCAAGACACCGAGAGGTCGTGATGAGCAAGGTGAGCAAAAACTCAACTTGCATTTCATTTACGATATAGCACTTATCGATGAGCTAGTAAAGTACAACAGGCGCGGAAACTTTGACCGGGTATCCGCCTTGCTGGTAGGCATGTTCCATCTGAAGGATCTGCATACAAAAGAAGTTCAGTTAGTAGAGCAACAGAGCGAAAACACTTTTTTTGATCGAGCCTTCTTCTCATAAAACGCATACGGATGTTTCAAATCCCTAAACAAAAAATTGCTAGGTCTCGCAAGACTAAAGACTGGGCTAAAGAGTGCATTCGTGCATTCATCAACCGCAGCAGCTTTAGTACGAGCACCAAGCACACGTTGCAGACGTACTACGAAGCCTATAACGGTAATATCCGTGAGGCAGACTACAACTATGTTACCAATCCTTACAACAGTGAGGCTTGGGCAAAGAAGAACTTCCCTGCACGTCTGAGGAACTATAACATCATCAAGCCGGTAGTTGACCTGCTCTTAGGTGAGAAAGCTAAGCGTCCCATGGCTTATCAGGTGGTTGTACGCAATGCGGATATCGAATCACGCTTTGACAAGTACCGCCAGCAGCAGTTTAAGGAGTACTTAGAGCAAGTCTTTATCAATGAGGCGAACGCACAGGGTATGGAAACGGGGCAGGAGTCCCAAGAGATGCCTGTTGCTGAGGAGTACATGGAGCAGGTACTCAGTAACTACCGCGATTCTCGTGCCATCATAGGTCAAGAGGTATTGAACTACCTATTCGACTGGCTGAACTTTGAAGATAAGAGCCAGCGTTTGTTCTTTGACTGGCTTATTGCCGGTGAGTGCTATACGTACAAGGACGTATGTATGAACGACGTTGAGTATGATGTCGTGTCGCCTTTGGATATTGACTATGAGAAAGGACCAGATGTAGAGTTCATTGAAGACGCTGATTGGGTCGTCCGCCGCCAAATCATGTCGGTAAACCAAGTTGTAGACCGCTTCTATGATGTGTTGAGCAGCAAAGACATTGACCGACTCGAAGCTCCGCATGGTAAATACCGAGATAGCAGCTACGGAGGTGTGCAGAGTATGTTCATCAACAAGCCAGAGGACGATGAGTCCGACCGTATGGTGGAGGTATTGCACGTTTGCTGGAAGTCCTTTAGCCGTGTAGGTATTCTCAAGTTCACTGATGAGTTAGGGCAGGAGCAGGAGATGGTAGTTGACGAGTCCTACAAAAAAGAGGAGGGCGAGGATATTACCTACTACTGGGTGAACGAGGTATGGGAAGGATACCAGATCGATAAAGACATCTATGTATCTCACCAACCGCATCCGGTGCAGCGCAATGAAATGAATAACATTTCTGTCTGCAAGCTGCCATACAACGGTCGTGTGTACAGCAATCGACACAGCGACAACATCAGTGTGTGTAGCATGGGCTTGGCGTATCAGGTGCTTTACAACGTATTCCACTACCGACTGGAGCTGTCTATTGCTAAGAACAAGGACAAGATTATGCTGATGGAGATGAACACCATCCCCAAACGCCATGGGTGGGATGAGGAGAAGTTCATGTACTACGCAGATGCTATGGGTTTTGCCTTTATTGACTCTACAGCAGAGGGCAAGAACAACGAGCGCGTGACATTCAACCAGTATCAGGTACTGGATATGTCCTTAGGTCAGTATATCGCTGCACAGTTCCAGCTTTTGCAGGCTATCAAGACGGAGTGGGAGGAGATGATTGGTATTAGCCGGCAGCGAAAGGGTCAGGTGAAAACCTCTGATGGTGTGGGCACCACTGAGCGTGCCATTTTCCAGTCTTCTGTCATTAGCGAGGAGCTGTTCCGCCGGTTTGAGAACTTCATTGAGCGCGAATACTTGGGCTTGCTAGATACAAGCAAGATTGCGTGGCGTGAAGGCAAGAAGATGACTTATGTGACAAGCGATTTGCGTACAGCTATGATCAACATTGACCCTGAGGAGTATCAAGAAGCGGAGTACGGTGTCTTTGTCAAGAACAATAGCCGCGAGCAAGACAAGCTCCAACAGCTCAAAGGTCTTGCACAGGCATTTGCGCAGAACGGACAACAGCCCGGTACGATTGCAGAAATCCTCGATACTAACAACTTCAGCAAAATCAAGACACTCTTGGCAGAGGTTGATAGCAAGCAGCAGGAAATGCAGCAGCAACAACAGCAGATGCAGCAACAACAGCAGCAGGCACAGATGCAAGCCCAACAACAGATGCAAGCTGAGAAGCAGCAGTTTGAGGCTGATCAAAATGAGCGCGATAGAGCTGTTAAGGTAGAGTTGAAGAAGATGGACCTTGCTGCTAAGATGACTACTGATGCCGATGGTAACGGGCGTAAGGATGAAATTGACAAGGCAAGGCTGGAGGTGGAGCGTCAAAAAGTAGACCTCCAAAGGCAAAAAGGTTGATATTAGTAAAATAAACGTTTCTCATAGGAAATCCGTCATATAATTCGGTATATCAAATACTTTTGTAGCAATGGCAGAAGAAAAATCACTCGATTTAAGTCAGGTAAGCGTAGCAAACCTGCTTAATGACCAAGCCCCAGCGAGTATCCCTACTCCCGAGGCGGCAGTTGAAGAAGAGGCGCCTGTAGAAGAAGTTGCAGAGCCTGAAGTTGAACAACAAGAAGAGGTAGAAGAACCAGCAGCTGAGGAAGTTGCTGATGAGCCTGCCGCTGAACCAGAAGCAGAAACCTCAGACGAACCGGAAGCGGGGGAAGAGGAAGAAGCGAGCATTATTGACACTCTGCGCCAGAAAATGGGCTATGATGTCCAAGGCGAGTTTGGTGAAGACTACGACGGTGTTGTAGGATTTACTCAAGCAGTAGCTCAGGAGATTGCTAAAGAGCAGCTTGATGCAGTGTTCTCACAGTTCCCAGACGTAGAGCAGTACTTGCAGTACCGCTATAACGGTGGGGATTCTAAGAAATACTTTGAGGCTACCAATCCAAACGTGGATTTTGGAGCCATTGAGCTGAGTGATGAAGATGTCTCTATGCAGCGTATGGTAGTCCAGGAGTTCTTGCAACGTCAGGGCTATACCGCTGAAGAGATTTCTGAAACGGTTCAAGAGTATGTGGATGCCGGTATTCTTATGGGTCAGGCTAACCGCAGCTTAGGAAAGCTCAAAGCAGCTCAGGAGCGTGAAGCGAAGGAGTTGGTAGAGCAACAGCGAAAGCAGGCTGAGGAAAATCAACGGCAAGTCCAGCAACAATGGGCAAGCATTCGTGACACGATTGACCAAGGCGTAGTACGGGGATTCCAAATCCCTACAGCGGATCGCAATAAGTTCTTCTCATGGATGAGCGATGCCGTAGATAATCAAGGACGCACTCAACGTTTGATTGAGCGTGAAAGCATGGACTTGGAAACTCAAGTCGCAATGGAATACTTGCTTTGGAAGAAATTCGACCTCAACAAGCTTGTGTCCAACACACAGAATACCAAGAAAGCAAAGAATTTAAAGGAAAAGCTGCAGCAGCGTAAGCCATCCAATCAGCGTATGAAGGGAGGGCAGACCGCATACAAGGCACCAAAGAAACTTCCCTCATTGAAAGATCTTTTATAACCCTTAATTCTAAACTTTAGACCATGTCTGCTGACAACATTAAGAAGCTACGTCTTTACGAAGACACCTTCAACTCGTCTGCTATGACTGATGAGAACAGCCTCGCCGCTGCGCTCCTCACTCAACCGGACGTTCTCTCCCCTGTTATCACCCACCTCGCTGGACAAGAGGACAAGCGTTTCCCGCTTTCTTACTTGACTGAGGGTATGGGTGCAACTAAGTACATCAACGACATTGAGTACGATTACCCAGTGATGGGCCGTATGAACAAGGCGTTGGAGTGCAAGGCTCAATCCGGTACTGGAGCGAACCACACCCGAATTAAACTGACCTTTAATGAGCGTTGGTTCGTGCGCCAGTACATCATCGAAGCTCCAGACGGAACTCAGCTCCGTATTATGGACGACCCCACTCCTGTGGCGGACGGCTATGAGTACAGCTGTCAGTTGGTTGCTGCTGATGGTGCCGGTGTTAACGGTTCTGCTTTCACAAACAAGCTGTTCGTTCAGTTGTACGCACCTGCTGCAATGAGCGGATCACGCGGAAACGAGAGCCACTGGGTTGCTCCTTCCAAGATGCGTAACCAAATCAGCTTGATTCGTAAGTCTTACGCATACGAGGGTAACATGCCTGACCGTGTGGTGAACTTCGAGTTCAATGTTGGTGGCCGCTCTACTAACCTCTGGTATGACTTCGAGGAGTACCAGCACATGCTCCGTTGGAAGGAAGAAACCGAATACGCACTGTGGTACTCTCAGTACAACCGTGACTCTAACGGTATCATCCACTTGAAGGACGATAACGGTAAGCCGATTACTCTCGGTTCTGGTGTCCTCGAGCAGATTCCTAACGTGGATACTTACTCTGAGTTGACCGCGTCTAAGATTAAGTCTGTTGTCCGTGACGCTTTGTATGGCGCTACCGATGCTCAGCAGATGAACATCACTCTCTTCACCGGTATCGGTGGTATGGAAGAGTTTGACAACGCGATGAAGAACGAGATTCAGGCCGGTACGTACATCAAGAACACTGATCCTTCTAGCTTCATTGGTGGAAGCGGGTCTAACTTGATGCTCGGCGGTTACTTCACGTCTTACCAGCACATCGATGGTCACGTAATCACTGTTCGCCACTTGCCTCTGTTTGACCACGGAGCACGTGCCTTGAACAGCGACCGTCACCCGGTTACTGGTTTGCCGCTTGAGTCTTACCGTATGGTCTTCCTCGATATGAGCACCTACGATGGTGAGCGTAATGTCCAGTACATCTCCCGTAAGGGCCGTGAGTTGGTCCGTTGGGCTGTGGCTGGTGCATCTGTGCCTCCTGGCTTCGGTGGAAACGCTCTCCGTGCGACTGACGTTGATGGCTCTGCTGTCCACTTCATGAAGGAGTGTGGTGTGGCTATTCGCCGCGCAACCAATTGCTTGCACCTCGAGTGCACTAAGAGCTAATCTTAGCGTCTGATTCGGAAGGGGGAGGGAATGGTCCTCCCCCTTTCTTTTACTAGAAACTCATTAGATACAATAGATATGTCTTCACACTTAGTTACCATCAACCGTCGTCCGAATAACACAAACTTGCCGGACGAGGTATACGCCGATTCCAAGCGTAAAATTGGATCAGTCTTTACAGCCGCCGGTGACATTGTCCGGGGCTTGACCTTCGCTGAACAAAAACAATACTTGCCTGAGGTCATTGGCATGTCGCCAACTGACCAAGGTTTTGGCCGTGCCTGCAAGGAGTACTACCTCAATCTTACTGTCGAGGTGCCTGCTGCCGGTTTGGACCTAGAGGTAGGCTTGGACGAAGAGGGACATCCTCTGTCTGTGCTTGACTACATCAAGTACAAGTTTATTATGGCCCACCCTCACGTTGCAAAAGATGAGGAGGAGTTGAGCGGCAGCAAGAAGGTTCGTTACTATATTTCAGATGCTCGTAAGGAATTGGCTGAGGCTTCTGCTGGCTTGACAGTTCGCAAGGATGCGTTCAAAGAGTTTATGAAGCTCACTGCAAACGAAGACCGGATGAATATGGTCTTGCATGTGTACGGCTATAACCCGGGCAAGCTTACTGTCGATGAGAAGGAACTCCAATTGGAAGAACTCCAAGAGGACAATCCAGAGTACTTTATCGATATTTGCACTGATAAGAACTTAGAGATTACCGCCTTGATTAATCAGGCACTTTCTCTTGAGGCCCTTCGTCGAGTTGGCAACAGCATTTTAGATGGTGATATCACCTTAGGAGACTCGATGGAAGAAGCCGTCCTCTTCCTGAAAGACAAGAAAAACTCTAACGTTTTGACGGCCATTAAAGCCAAGCTAAAGGCTTTCGCATGATATGACTGTTCAGGAGATGCACTATGCAGTAGACCAGGGGCTACAGAAAGTAGCCTCCTCGGTGTACGATTACTTTATCCCAGAGGAGATTGACTTTTGGTTGAATCGCGCTCAGGAAAGGTTTATCAAGCAGCGTCTCTATCGACAGACAGATCCTAAGAAACTAGGATTTGAGGGTAATGTCAAGCGCATGGATGATTTGCGGTTGCTCATTACCGTTGACTATACAGATGGTGTCACGCCGGATGCTACGGTAGACTTCATCAACTTTGATTTACCGATCGACTATATGTTCCTCGTCAATGCTCGCGTGACTTTTCATGTGAATCATTGCGGGGAACAAGTCGATACGGACGACCCGGAGACTACACGGGACTTGCGCATTGTAGAGCAAGACAAGCTTTACCAGCACCAGCAAAATCCTTTTGCTAAAACCAAGCCTGAATTTCCGTTGGGGGCAGTGTATGATGATGAAGTTCGTGTCTTCCAGGACAACGAAAAGTTTATATTAAAAACACTGCACCTCGATTACTTGCGTCAACCGGTTGACATTACCCTGTCAACTAGCGTAGATTGCGAGCTAGCAGAGCATACGCACCACGAGATTGTTGATCTAGCGGTGAAAAGCATCATCGAGGCCATTGAGTCGCCACGATACCAGACGACTTCTATTGAACAACAACAATCTGAATAATGAGTTTACTCGATACTACCCTTGTGGTACGTGGGGACGTAGCAGCCGCACAAGCTGACGTTCTGGCTACCTCTGTGTCTAATGCTGCGACTAGCGGAGAATTAATGATTCAAGTTGATGGAGCCTTTGCTGCTGGCAATGACTCTGCTGCTGCTGCTGATGCGATGATTAAGTTGTCCGTTGCAGTTCCTCAGCCAGATGGCTCGACTGCAGTTATGGGCAGCAGCGAATTCAAGAAGTCTCAAATTCTTTCTAGTGACTACAAAGCGCCTCGAGCAGGATCTGATGCCAGCATTACCGTAAGCAATTTGCAAGCCGGCATGAACAGCATCCGCTTAGAAGCACAAGATGGTGTCAATGTTCACGATGTTTTGGGTGTGACCGGTAAGGATGCGGCAGAACTTGTAAAGAATTTCAATGACCGACCAGATACTGAGCGTTTTGACAACGTGACTTTTGAAGTTTCAGGATCGGACGTTCGTATTACTGTTACTCCTCGCGGCTACGACATCACTGTTACCGGCGATGATGCCTTGACAGTCACCTACAATACTGCAAACACTGTAGGACGTCGCGGTCAGCGTGATAATATTATTGACTTGGAGACTCGTAGCTACATCAGCGCAGGAGCCTACAACCAAGTAGAGTTCCCAGTAGTTGTACCTGCAACGTCTACCGAGTTTGATGCTGACTATGGCATCTACACTATCGAGGTTTTGCAAGCTCTTCCAGGAAACCGCCGTGCTATCGAGACAATCCGAGTGGCGATTAAGGACGATGAAGCAGCTTCAAACAAGCTTGTAAATGCTATTCAAACTATTCTTGGCTTAAGCGGTGTAGATGTAACGCCTCCTGCTGCTCTTACGGCTATTCAGTTTGTTACTGATGCAACGGGCAGTTCAGATGCTGCTACCGCCTACAGTGCCGGAAGTGCGTCTGCAATGTTCCTCAAGATTTCTGGTGCAGAGGTCGGAGCTACAATTACAGTTACTCTCACCGTTGATGGAGGTGCCGATGTGGTAGAAACATTTACCGCTTCATCTGCATCCGAAGTTCTTTCTTTGACAGTGGCTGCTGACAACTATGCCGAGGATGATGTGGTTTCTGTGAATGCCACTCAAACCGATACTAGCGGCAACGTTGGACCGGCGACTACCGCCGATACTGCTACTATTCAAGCGTAATCCCTTAATTCTTCCATACTATGTCTCATACTAAATTTGTCTTCGTCGCTACTACAGATGGCGTGAAGAACACTGTTGCTGATAACACCATCAGCATTATCGAAAACGGCACTGCACAGGCTGATAATGGCGCTGCTCTCGTCGCTGGCGATAAGTTCCAGATCATCGAAAAACGTTACGGTACACCTGAGTTTGCTCAAGCTGATATCCAGAAGGTTGACGCTGTTGCCTACAATGCCGGTACCGCTCAAGTCCAAACGGCTACTATCGCTCTTGACGGTGGTAAGGCAGAGGTGAAAATCATCGACGTTACTGAAGGCCGTGAGAAGTTTGCTATTGCAACCTTTGAGGCTGAAGGTGCTGATGCTGATGCTGCTGCTTTAGCTATCAAGAATGCCATCAATGCTTCTACTCGCGACGTGTTCAAGGACGTCGCTGCTACTGTTTCAGGAGCAGTGATTACCATCACTTCGCCTTTGAACAAAATCTTGCGTTTGGCGGGTAACGATGCTAGTGCATTTGCTCAGACCACGGCCCCAGTCTTTACGATTGGTACTAAGGCCGACATTGACGCAGAGTTTGAAGACGCTCTCCCATTCATCGGTGTTACCAATATCGCTGGTCCTAATGTGGTCAAGCCTGTTTCAGGTGCAGATGACAATGGGTTCCACCGCGTGAGCATCTTTGTTAAGGCTCAAGTGGGCGATCGTCAGGACTTGCACGAGATTGTCATTTACTGCGATGATACTGCTAGTGACGTTTTAGTTGGACACTTGTCTACAGTGTTTGCAACCAACGCACCTGGTACTATTTCTATCTCCTAATAGCTGACCTATGGCTGCTAAAACCGGATACTGGCGGATTACCACAAAGACTATTGCAGGCGCAGTAAACTTTGTCTTGTATGACCACCTCCCCAATGGGACTGCACGCACTTCACTTGATGTGAAGGTCAAGATTCCTGGGAAGACTGCATATGAGGATCTGACAGAAGCCGACTTAGGTAGCTATGATGCGGCTAACCCGCATTCTTTCACAATGGATATCGCTCCGGGGGACGTCTCAGATGAAACTGGGACGTCCTTCCGGGACGGTATTTACCAATTCAAAATCGTGTATGTTATCGGTTCCGATACCTACACGTTCGAGGAATACTTCCTACATATTCCTGTAATTGACAAGTGCATTAGCGATAAGCTTGAGACTTACCTCAAGAGCATGTGCGAACTCTGCAAAGAGAAGAAGCAATTACAGACCCTTCAAGAGCTTGTAACCATTAGGCAAGGGGTTCTGCTTGACATTGGCTTAGCGAGTCCTTCAGATGCCCGCATTACAAGCGCCAATGAAAAGATTACCTTGCTAGATAATATTTGCAAGGGCAACGGCTGCACTTGCGTATGCGGCTGCTGACATGAAGATCAATCCAAAAGATTACATCAATAGCAAAACTCGCCTTGCTGCCCTCAATCAACTGTGGGAGTTCGGCCGAGAGCTGAAGGTCTATCTTAAACGCGTTCTGTATGCGCTAGACCGCGATTGTGACAGACGCGACTTTTTCATTGGGACTCAGGTTTATCAAGACGAGTCGTCTATTGTAGTAGAGGACGGATACAGTGGCTTTGAGAGTTATGACTCTGATATGCCTGCTGCGTCTTATAGCATTCTTAAGGTGCAAGCTCCTGCTGGAATTAAACCCTCAGGAACAGCGGGCTTGACGTATACAGTCAATGAAAGCCTCAGTCAGAACGTGACTTTAGTGGACAATCCATCCGGGGATCATGCGGATGCCGTGTACCCTGATAATACTCCTCTTACAGTTAAGTATCACAGCACTTCGGACTACTCTGATAATGGCGTGGCTATTACTACGTCCGCCGTTCTTACAAGTAATGCCTTAGCACCAACACTTTTTGATGCTCCCGATATTACCGGAGATGCTTATATCGATATTGCCTCGACGCGCACTCCCCGTAATGCTATCTACATTCAACCGGGTACAAATACTGATGTTGACCAGTTCGCTCAGGTATTTAACGCCCGGCCTCTAACCTCCCCAAATCCAGCTTGGTTTGAATATTACCCAGATGCGGCTGCAGCAGGTACTCCTATGATTATCAGCTTACCCTTTAAGACGGGGGTCGACCCACAAGATTGGGCAGCACAGGTTGTAGTGTATGAGGCAATCAATAACTCCTTTACGCCAGTACTTAATTTGTTGCATGCTCATACGGTTCAGGCTACAGGCACCGCTTTTGCTGCGAATGGCAACATAACGTTCACTAAGACAAACGTCTTGAACGGGCAGGAAGGGCCGATAGAAAATCCGCTAATCATTCGAATCAACGATTTAGAACTAAACTAACAGTATGGATATTCTTGCACTCGTAACTAAGTATTGCAAGAATCACCGAAATGAGACACACGCACGTATCGCTTCGCTGATTCTTGAAGAGAATCCCGAAGTCGAATTGTCTCATCGCAGCTTGAGACGGATGGTCGCAAAAGAGCGAAAGCCTTCTGTCGAGGTGAAGAAGGAGGTAACTAGCGACTCCGCATCCTACGTGTATAAAGGGGCTGATCCTATTCACTCTTTAGAAGATGCTGTCAAGTACTTCGAGATTGATACTGACGTTTGGGAAGTAGCACGCTTTACCTGTAATAGCTGGGAGGCTCAATCAAAAGCAGGGCCGGTGGTAATGCACCAGGTAAAGGTGCAGCTGGAGAGGAAGAAACAAACTCTTGATATGGATGCCGTAGTTTCACAGTTACGTGAAACTGTTGATGGCTTTACTATCCAAAGAAAACCTGGCAGTAACACAGCGGTGTTAGCTTTGTCTGACTTTCATATTGGCGCAAGAGTAGAGGCTATGGGGCATACTCCGGCGTTTAATGTAAAAACTGTTGTTGCACGCTTACAAGAGGTAGCTACTTGTATCAATAACGAGAATTACGATGAGGTATATGTTTGCTTACTGGGTGACTTCATTGAAAGCTTCACCGGACTCAATCATCAGTCGACTTGGCAGGAACTCGAACACGGTGGTCATGGCACTAATGTTGTTATCCTGGCTTACACTATTATTCGTCGTTTCCTTACTACACTAGATAATGTCTGTGGGGTGTATATTGTAAGTGGCAATCACGACCGGATTACCCCAAAAATGGAGGGTGATCCATATGGTTCAGTTGCAGGGCTTTTGGCATTTATGCTTCGCGAGAACACCCCGCTCGATGTACGGCACAATGCCGTACTTTTGGGAGTAGAGATTGATAGCATCTATTACATCCTTACGCACAACCACCATGGCGTTGCGAAAGGAGATTTAGGAAAGGCTTTCTGGGAGCACGGACGTCAGGGCATGTACAATGTTATGCTTGGCGGTCACTGGCATGCGAGGAAAGGAAAGCGGGTCTACCGGACTATTGAAGAAAAGCAGGTTGACCAAGCAAATTATCGGCAGCTGTCTGTTGCACCATTGTTTACAGGGAACTTCTACTCTGAAAGCAATGGTTGGAATAGCTCTGCCGGATACACCGTAATCGTTAACAATGGACAGGGGAAACCCAATGTCTTTGAATACGTCTTATCGTAATGGCTGCAGGCAAGTACAATTTCATCGTAGAGCAGGGGTCACAACATGAGGTGACCTTCCGCTACAAGCTGTCTTCGGGTTCATATCAGGACTTGACGAATTACCGTGTGCGCATGTCTGTTAAGGACCACATCACTGATACAGCGTATGTTTATCAAGCTACGAGTGATGATACGGAAGACACCGGCTATGATGTGGACTTCACAATTGCATCTCCGCAGACTGGTTCTGATTTGGGGAAGTTTACTCTAACTATTCCAAGCGCTACTACAACGGACTTTACCTTCAATCAAGGCGTATACGACTTGGAGATTGTAGATAGCAGTGATGTAGTCACCCGGCTTTTAGAAGGCAAGTTCAAGATCAAACTCCAAGTCTCTGAGTGATGCCGAACAAGGTTGAAATAACAGAGCCAGCAAAGAATGTGGTAGAAGTATCTACTGCACCTGTTACTGTAGAAATTACAGAGCAGACCAATACGGTTTCTGTATCAGCAGTGACTCGAGCTATCGGTAATGCTACAATCGCTAGCAATATGGACATCACAAATACGATTGGTGATGCTATTCGTGGTGGTACCTATAACGCCGGTACAACTCTTGAAGCAATTGTACGAGATCTTATTGCTCCGTTCTTAGAGCCTACCATTTCGAATATCAGCTGGTCTGCTACCGGGACACATCAGGCAGATGGTGAAGTACTGCTTGTGGAGTGCGGTGAAGCTGCAAGTGTTAGCTCAGTTAGTTTGACGCTTACCAACCCAGAAAACTTTAATTCGGGGTCTTCTTTGATTGTGCGAAACATAACTGACAATGAAGACGTGGCTGCTCAAACAAATATTGATCCTACTACTTTGACTAGTCCGGTTTCAATTGCGTCTACGTACTCAATTGACATTGAAACGTCACCCACAAATAAAACAATGACGGCGACCGGTACGTACCTTACTAATAATGGGCAGGGGTCGGCGGTTACTACTTCTAGGACTACCAAAATCGCTCATCGTCATCGAATGTATGTACGAGCGGGGGCGACAACGCTCAACAATCAGGTATTCAATACTTGGATGACAGGCGGTTCTGGAGTGTTCAATACATTATCTCTAGACCCAGATGGTAGTTCGCAAGAAATTTCTGTATCTTGCAATGCGAAAACAGCCCTTTCGACAAACTACACTTGGATTATTATTCCTAGTGCTGCAACGTTAGGTTCTGTATATGCAGAAGTAGGAGGAGCGAGTGTGATTGATTACACAGACAGCTTTACTCTAGACGACAACAATGGCAACTATTGGAGCCTTACTGTCGGCACAGCAACCCCCACGTACAAAGTATACCGCAGTATTCAAACAGGCGCGTTTGATACTGACGTTACATTGAAACTTACAATTACGCACTGATATGGCAATCAAATTTGGTGATATCCTACAGAACCAGAACAGCGATTACCCAATTGTAGACGCATCTGGTAATGATCTTAAAGGGGTCATTTTTGCTACGAGTCTTCCGGGCACTACCGACTACCCCAACAAACGCGCGCTCGGGACTATTCTCGTAGACACGTCTGCAGACAAAATGTACTATTATAAAGGTGCAAATTTGTCGAACGGTAATTGGGGCAACGCAGATAACTGGGAGGTTCTCGCTACTGGCAGTGGAGAGACAATTCAGACTAGCGACATTGCGGTATCTATTCCTGCGGGGCTGTCATTTGGTCGTTTTGAGAATGGCGACACGATTAGTGTTGGAGCAGGTAAAAGCGCTGTACAAATTATCTTGGATGCGCTGACGTCGTTTATTGCACCACAAGGTTCATTCTCTGGAAGCGAAACGGCAGTTCAATACCAGACTACTTCTCAAAGTATTAACCATACAGTGACCTTTTCTGTCACAAACAACAACCAAGCAGTTGTTGCAGGCACTGCTGTAGATAGTGCCTATGCCATTCGAGAAATCAAACTTTATCGAAAGCTTGGCAATGGTGCTTATACCGAAATCGCGAATGCTACAGCATCCGTAAACGATTTTACAACCGGCACATTCGATGACTTGAATACGCAAGGATCTGTAACTGCAGAAACATTTACGTTTGCAGATAACAGCCTTTCTGTAGCTAGCGGCAGCTCTGACTTTAAGTACAAGGTTGAAATCATCCCTAATGATGGAGATGGAGTTGCTACAACTACTGTAGACTTTGAGGGGGCTGACGGCAATAGCGGATTCATCGATTGCGCTGCTTACGTGGACCCAGTACTGAATAGCGATAGCTATGCACGTCAAGATCTCTCAAGTCACTTTGTAGGTACTGCTGAAACAAATAGTACCCGTGAAAAGGGCAATATTGCTACAAAGCTTGACTTTAAAATCCAGTGTAATAGTCCAGGTGTTCCAGTAACTGGGTTTAACGTCAAGCGCTCTATCAACGGAGGAGCAGCTACGACTATTATGGCAGTGAGTGGCTTAAGTCTTACGGGTACCTCAGGGACGTATAAGCTTTTCGACTCTGTGGCAACTAGTGCGAATAACGTGACCGGGTTAGACAACACGCCGTCCGGATACACCGATGTCACCTCTGCTTTCCCTACTGGTCAAATCAGTGCAAACACCGTCGCGTACTCTATCGAGATTCTTGATGGTGAGACTGGTAATAGTACGGATAACTTTAATGGTGGTACTATCAACTTTGAGTTTCCGGCTCTTATTGGATACAGCACTACGGATGGTTCGGCATTCGACTCCTCGGATAATTCAAGTATGACGACTGTGCTTCAGTCTATTCGAGATACCACCGCTGATCGCCGGCAGTATGAAATCATTAATACATCCGGAACTGGTGAACCTAACTTTGGTGCAGCCATTACGTTAGCACCAAGTGGAACTCAGTTTGTATACATCGCCTTCCCCGCGACCTATAACGAAATCGACACCTTCCAAAAACCAAATACTCCAGATGAATATGGATCTTTTGGTTCTGATCCTAAGTCAGTTTCGGTAACCTTCACTACCAAGTATGGAGTTACTGCTACAGGAGGCTATGAGGTTTACTGTTCAAACAGTGCTGGCGCTTATAACGGGTCTTACACCATTAACTAATTTCTGAGACATGCCTATTGGATTTTCCGACCTACTAAAAACTACGGCTCAGTTAGATAACAACCTGAGCAAGGGTATCGTAAGTACAGATGACACGTACGGCGGTGTTCGTAGTAAAATTGATGATTGGACAGATTTACATCTGAGTACCTATAACGGGGGGTCTGCGTACACTTTCCAAGATGATGGTACTGCATCGGCTCCTGGTCACTTCAAGGAGTACTCTACTATGTTTTACGTCGCTGATGGACGTGCTCTTGTAGAGGATGCAGCTGCGGTTTCTGACTTTATTCGCTTAGATGCTTCTGGTAACTATGTGTCGAGTGGAGGCACGAAGTATGTAGTACCTTCAGGCGGTACCGCAGAACCTGAGTTTTGGGTTTTAGATGATGCCACACAAATTGGAGGTGCCGGCTCTGGCACAGATAAGCTTCCTACGTTTACGATTACCGGTACGCAGGGTAGCAACTCTACAGCCGTCCCTGCTGGTTACCAAAAGCTGCAGGTTCTTACTAATGCAGCGGCTGCAGATGGTGCCGTATCTCTAAGTTCTGATTTGGACAGTAATTTACTGTCTAATACTGATGGGGAACTGGACTTAGATACGCAAACAGCAGCTCTCATTTTTGCAGGACCTGCAACCGGTGCGGCTGCTAAACCTACCTTCCGTGCTTTAGCGACGACGGATATTCCTGATTTAAGCGCAACCTATCTGACAAGTGAGACAAGTCACGCCGACGTAGTTGTTGACGGGGATTTCGGTTCTCAAGGCATTATGCTTAGAGGAGCTAGTTCGGGAGAGTACTCTATTCTCACAGATAACTCTGCAAACTGGAATACAGCCTTTGGTTGGGGAGATCACGCAAGCGGAGGCTATGTGTCTACCACGCATACTGGTAACGTCAGCATCACAGGTAACCTTACCGTCAGTGGAGACTTTATTCAGGCGAACTCTACCGCAGTCAACTTTGAAGACGCTGTTCTGCAATTATCGGTACCACGTGGCTCAGATAATGCTATTACTGCGGAAGATGGATCAACTGCAGCAGACAGTGGTCTGGATTTTGTCAAGGTGACTACTGTAGGTAGCATTGACGAATTTGCTTCTATGCGATACGATGTGTCTGCAGATAAGATTAAGTTTACTCGTCATGCTGATGGAGGCACCTTTAGTGCTGCTGATATCATTAGTGGTGCAGATAACGTAGCGGCGTTGAAGTTTGATGTTACTACGTCGAGTTTAGGAGCAGAAGCTGCTGGTACAAACGATATCGCTGATTTGTACGGCACGGCTAGTTCAGCGCGTTCTAATGACTCTAATGTGCGTTCACTTGGCTCAGTCTCCAAGTGTACTATCGACATCACTACAGATGCTACTGATGACGGTTCAAACTATGCTCCGGTAGCTGCAGCGTCTAATGGATATCCTATTCAGCATGACTTGGGAACGTCTAGCGTTTTTGTCTTTGCTCTTAAGACGCACCAAGCAGGAGGTGATGGCAATGGTGGTGCTGCAACTCTTATTGCAGAGCCGCAACCGGTTTTCTGCAAGTTCAAGGTGATTACTTCAAATATCGTTGAGGTCAGTGTAGGTATCACCAAAGAGAACGAGAAGTACGATATCATTGTTATCGGATAAAGCATATATTTGTCTTAGTACCAAAAATCTATAGCATGTTACTGAAAAATTGCATTGGGGTCTACCAGGCCTTTCAAAACTTGAGCAACCAGAACTTACCGCTGAAAAGCAGTTGGATGATTGCTCAGAATATCAACAAGCTCCAGCCGATTGTAGAGACTTTTGAAACCACACGACAGCAGTACGTCGAGAAGTTGCGTGAACAAGCGACTCTTGATGCTGACGGTAACCCGGAAGTGAGCGATGAGTTGGCTGCCGAGTTTCGCGAAAACGTAGAATCGCTCCTGAATGAGGATCAGAAAGTCCGCTTGAAGAAGGTCACGCTGATTGACGATGGTAATCTGTCAATTCAGCCGCAGGTCCTTATGTCGGCAATGGACTATCTAATCGTCAAGGAAGATGGCAATAAAGCTGGCTGATGTAATTGAAAACATCAATACCTCGTATCCCGTTTTAGAGACTCACGGTAAGCATATCGTGGGTCTCTTTAATGGGCATTCAAGCAATTCGGCTCAGTCTGTCGAGGTGACCTACAATGGGGCCACCAATGTAAAGGCGAATTTTACTGCAGACGGCGTTTCATCTACTGACTATATCAAGATCATCTCGGATTATGCTGCTGCTACCGGGGCGAACTTAGTGACAGCAGATGATGACAATGCCTTTCTTTCTGAGAATGGCGGGTTGTTTACAGCGCGAGATGCTTTTCTCCGTAATGACTCGGATGTAAGTCCGGGTGCAGGATCTGAGTTTGCGGGTCTGTACATGGTGCAAGCTATTACGAGTGGCACCGATTCAGTTGTGCCTGCAGCGCGTTCTAGTGTTGCTACTACGTCTGAGCTAGTACAGCAGTTTAATCGCTATCCCACCCTGCCTAACCAAAGTGCACCCGATGGGGTAAGCCTTGCATCTATCATAGAAAATGAGGAAGACCTTTGGCTTGCAGGTTATGATGTAGAACGCAAACGCACACGCAAGTTTGGCATTGATGGCTTAATCGCTGCAATCGCGGCAGAGATTGGAACAAATCTAATTGGCGATGGCATTATATCTACTACTGACGCAGGAGGTAGTGGTGCGGTTGGTGATTTGAATGGAGATGGGATTGTGTCTATTTCTGACTTGCTAATCCTTATGGGAAGCTTTGGCGGGGGGAATGAGGCTCTAAACTATGTATCAAAGTTTCGCACTTTGACGGAAAGCGGCGATGCTTTCACTATTACTCCCACCGACTCTTTATCTAATAGCGGCAGCGGCAATACATATCAGTGGGGAGATATTGGCACCTTTGATATGCCTTCGGATTACTCTGTAAATAATGCTGTTTACGGGTGGAGTTCTTTTAACTCTCCTATAAACGGTCCTAACTATTTAGAGTTGGAGGGCAAATCTACCGGGAGTACAGCGCAAGATTGGTTTGAGGGCAAAAGGCTCAGGGCGGTGTTTTCTGCTAAAGTCCAAGGCCCGGTAGCAGATTTTGTTTTTGTCTTCCTACGGGTACGGGTTACAATGACGGGCGGTCAGAAGTATGAGCAGGTGTATTACATGAACCCGATTGGAGCGGCGAATAATTCGTTCTTTTGGTATGGCCTTGACTTTAATAGCACACCGGGTCAGGCTATCGGGGTGGACTGGTTCTATTCTTCTAACAACCAGCAGTTTGTGGCTTTAGACTATGAAGCTACTGATTCAGGTGTAACTGAGAGTGGTATTATGCAGGATAACACCTGGACACTTACTAGCACTACGGGAAATTTTATTTCTCCAACCAATTCGACCTCAGGCCAGATTGATGATATCGAATTGCGCTTTGGGTGCTACTCTTATACAGGGCTGACTGAGTTGGTCGTTTCACGTATGCACGCATATGTTGACCACGAAGCTTACGATTACATTCATCCGCAATAAGCTATGCCGCAGAATATCAAACTTTATAAGGCAGCCAATGACATTGTCATTGAAGTAGGCCCAGGACGTAAGATTCTGCCGACAACCGACAGTGACATTAACATTGTAGTCGACCCGCCTGTCTTACGCTTTAATCTCACGTCTGAGCATTTAGACGCTAGGGCTGGTACTGCATCAAACGAGATTGACATTGTAAGCGCTACGGGGCAAGTTGTTTTAAAAGACATTGATCACGTACGGTTGCGTAGGTCTAATGGTAATACGTTTGGTTCTACTCGGGACGCTGTAATTTCTGTCTTGAATGGAGGTACGCTATTTGGAGCAACTCTGATTGATACCCGTATTGCAACGAATGCGAGCGATATCAGTGATGTCGAGTCTGATATCAGTACAATTCAATTAGATATCTCGTCCATTGAATCGGACGTTTTAAGCCTGTCTAAAGCTCTCAAGAGTACCACTAACGACCGTGGTATTTTCTTGGACGACGATAAGTATTTGACTAGCTCCTTTCTGCGTATACAGCCGGCGGAGAATAAGCTGCAAACGGGAACTACGGGTAACACCTTTTACTCTTCTACTGAGAGCAGCCCAGGCGGTCACCGGTTTAATGTTCAAGCAGGAGTAAGCGGTAGCGAAAGCTCTGTGACCGCTTTGAGCATTGACGGCTCAAGTACTGCTGTCAAAGCAACAGCGACTTTTGGTGCGACAACAGCAGTGAGCTTAGGCAGTAATTTAAGTGTAACCGGTAATACTGTACTTAGTAATTTATCTTTCAGTAGTACCGGTAGCCCGCATATTGTCAGCTTTAGCAATGCCTCGGTAAGTAATTTGTCAGCAAGCTCTATTAGTAGCGGCACATTTGCCAATGCTCGTATTAGTGCTTCCAGCGTATTGCAGCACGCCGACAACTATGGATCTTGGAATCTTAAGACTGGTGGTACCCAGCGAACGACTGTTAGCTCTGGCGGTGACTTAAATCTCGTCGGGGGTAGCGGTATCTCCTTAGCCTATAGTGCAGGAGGTACCGTAACAATTACCAACTCGGCTTCTTCTTTCGATGGTGCATTTAGTAGCCTCACGGGTACTCCTACCACAATTGCAGGCTACGGCATTACAGATGCGCTGGAATTAGGGTCTACTTCGACTACAGCGCTTGCAGGTGATACGACAACAATTACCACGGCACAGGCTAACGCCATTACTGCAAACACAGCGAAGACATCATTTCCAGGCTTTGGCACAACAGCGGGTACAGCGCTCGAAGGAGATACGGAGCTTTTGCAGCTTGGAACTACAAGTACTACGGCCTTAGCAGGAGACACTACTACAATTACGACCGCACAGGCCAATGCTATAACAGCGAATAGTGCAAAAACATCCTTTCCCGGATTCGGTACGACTGCTGGTACTGCCCTTGAGGGTGATACGGCTTTGTTCTCTGGTGCTTATGCTGACTTGACCGGTAAGCCTACTATCCCAACTAACAACAATGAGTTGACTAATGGTGCGGGGTACATTACAAGCTACACGGTTACTGAAGGAGATGTTACTGCACATGAGGCTGCACTGAGTGTTGCATATTCTCAATTAACAGGCGTTCCGTCAACGTTTACGCCATCGGCACACACTCACACTGCGTCAGCAATTACAGACTTTGACACCGAGGTAAGCAATAATACTAGCGTTGCAGCTAATACGGCAAAAGTCACATTCCCCGGGTTTGGGACTACTGCAGGCACGGCACTTGAAGGAGATACCGCCCTTTTTAGCGGCGCGTACGCAGACTTAACAGGCAAGCCTTCATTGTTTGATGGAGACTACAATAGTCTTACAAACTTGCCAACCCTCTTTGACGGTGACTACAACAGCCTTAGCAACAGGCCCACATTGTTTTCAGGAGCCTTTGGTGACCTGACGGGTAAGCCGACCACAATTAGTGGGTACGGTATTACAGACGCCTTTGACGGTAGTGCTGCTTCACTGACCGGTACGTTGAATATGGCACGTATAGCAGACGATGCTATTACAGGTGCTAAGATTGCCCACAATACACTGGATGCAATCCACATCAATGCCAGCGCTATCGGTGCGTCTGAGTTGAACGTTGCGGGTAACGGCACTAGCGGACAGCTCTTAGCCTCTGATGGTGATGGGACGTTTAGCTGGGTTAATGCTGTATCCGATACGAACACCAACATCGCTAATGCGGACTTGACATTAGATGCGGATCATCTAGTCACTCTTGACGGGAACGAATTGACCTTCCGGAGTAGTAGTACGCAAAATCATGAATTGCTTGTTATTGCTGATGACGGAAATGTGACAATAGGTGCGGGTAGCGGTCAGTCTGGAGCAACTCTTGCTTTGAGAGAAGTAGCGGGTAACGGTTCAAACTTTGTTGCACTTAAAGCTCCTGATTCGCTTAGTGCTAGTCTGACCTTCACACTTCCTTCAGTTGATGGTAGTAACGGTCAAGTCCTCACTACTAATGGTTCTGGATCGTTGGCATTTACGACTATCTCAGACACCAATACGAACATTGGCAATACTGACTTCACGCTTAGTGCTAGTCGAAAGATTACTGTAGCCGGGTACGACTTCGGTCTTTATGATTCCACTTACGTTTCATTGTTTTTATGGGATGACTCTGAAGATGTATTCAAGTTCAGCAAGCCTGTAGTATTCCAAAATACTAGTGGTTATACATCAGGCGAGATTAGGCTTAAGGAGTACCCTGCTGCAAGTGGTGACGAGTATGTAGGGTTCAAGGCGCCTGGTAGTATTGCTGCAAACTGCCTTTGGACCTTGCCATCTGCTGACGGTACAAATGGTCAGGTACTTACAACTGATGGTTCTAAGGCTTTAAGCTGGACTACTGTTAGTGGCGGTGGTGCGAGTGAAACTTGGTTAGCGGACATGGGGGGCTTGTATACGTGGAGCAGCACTGATAGTGGCGAAACAGTGGCGATGAATCTTTCGTATGGAGAGTTCTTTTATTCGCACTCTACAGAATTGTCTCAAACAGGCTTGAGTGTTTATGGCTCTGGGCAAACCATAAATTCTACGACATCTACAATTGATAATTACAAGTTGCAGATGTGTGGATTCCCGGTGCATACCACTGACAAAAAAGTTCGGTGCGACTATAACTTCCGTATTCAAAGTGCGCCACTCAATAGTACTTGGGGAATCAGTATTTGGAGTGGCTCATTAAGTGCTTCTGGCAGTACAGATAGCGAGCGTACTGTGACATTACGTGGCCGAGTGTCAGACATAACAGCAAATCCAAACACCTCAACGGTGGTGCACCACGGCAGTTTCACTACAACGAGTGCGATTAATGAGGGTTTTATCTTGCCTTTGCTAGAGAATCGCACCGGTACCCTTACTACAACCACGCGTATTTACGGACGTTTCAGATTCTTCTTAGTTGACTAATGGAAAAGATTCAAGACCCCCGGCCAGTTGAAAAGCTGCAATCGAATGCAACTGTTGCGCAACGCATTGCGAAAATCAACGAATTGGTAGACCTGATAAACAACATGTGGTTTGCCGATGAGAAAACACACACACAATGAAACAACCTAAACACATGAAGCTTGAGCTGTACCGTGTAAGTACGGGCAGGGACAGTACGCTGGGAACACTCTTTATGAGTACTGGCGAAGGCAAAGGCAAAAGAAAGTATCTTTGCTTTACATTAGAAGATGAGTACCGGGAGGAAAAGGTGATGCATGAAACGCGCATCCCTGCTGGTACCTACGAAATCAAGCTTCGTACAGTAGGAGGGTACCATGCAAAGTACTCTCACCGGTTCAAAGACATTCATAAGGGAATGCTGCACTTGCAGGATGTGCCAAACTTTGAGTACATCCTCATCCATTGTGGCAATACAGACGAGCACACCTCCGGTTGTTTACTGCTGGGCTATGGGCCTAAGCGGGTAGGCGGCGGAGAGTTTGAGTTATATAATAGCACCCAGGCGTATTTTGATGTGTACCCGCCTGTAGCAAACCATCTCGCGGATGGAGGTACCGTAACAATTGAAATCCATGACTTCGATGAAATTCCAGAATGGATGGGGTAACCCTAATAAGCACGGAGATAAGTTTATCTTCAAGCTTCGTCTCGGCACCATTACGGTGTTTGACTTCATTGTTGACTTGAGTTCTAAGCTGTACAGCTTTACTTTCTTCAACTTCACATTTAAGTTCTAATGAATAAAGTCCGCGACACCAAGCTCGGGTCGTGGCTCAAGGACAAAGCTCCCGGAGTATTCGATGTAGTAGCCGATGCATTACCAGATGCCGGACTCTTGGGGGTAGTAAAGAACTTGGTTAGTAACGATAGCAGCCTCACACCTGAGCAAAAGTTAGAATTCGATCGTCTTGAACAAGAGGAGCGCGTCTCGCTGGAAAACAATATTACCCAGCGCTGGCAAGCTGATGTCTCTAGTAAGAGTTGGTTGGCTCGGAATGTGAGGCCGCTTATCGTGTTAGTACTGGTAGCCTTTCTTATTGGGTTCATCTTACTCGATACTCTAGCAATGGACTACACCATTCGGGAGGTCTGGGTAAAGATGTACGAGACTGTATTGATCACTACGATTGGCGGATACTTCGTTGTCCGGACAGTCGACAAAAATCAGCTACCATGGCAACGCTAAACGAAATCGTCTACAACATTGCTCTTCAAGTTGAGAAGGCTGATGACACCATTTTGCTTGAACGGCTGAAGTTTATGGTGGGGTACTATCGTGCGCAGTTTATCCGCCAGGACCAGAAGCGTAATCATAGTTTGCCTAGTCAATTCGTGCAGAAGTTAGACTGCTTAGAAATGGAGGCAGCTAACGCTATGGAGTGCTGCACTGTAGAGGATATCGGTTGTGAGGTATGGCGCACAAAGAAGACCATCCCACGACCAGTGCGCATTTATGATGGCAGCGAGTTTGGTTATGTGGGTACAGTAGATGGCAAAAAACCTTACCAGCGTACTACTGGTGTGCAAGCGGAATACGCAATGCACCAGAAGTGGGGAGCTAATCAGCCCCGGTACATCTACGCCAACGATCGAATCTATGTCCTGAATGCACGTCCTAGTAAGATTTTACTAAAGGGCATCTTTGAGCAGCCGCAGGACTTAGCAGGACACGTCTGCTGCGACAATACAGCAGCGTTTAGTGAGGATAAGGAGTATCCTATTTCAATGGATATGGTGCAGCGTATTACACAGAGCATTCTGGCAACAGAGATGCAATTAGAGAATCGACAGAATGACAGCGACGAAGTACAGCTCAGCGAGTAAGTTTAGCACTAAGGACTCCTATAAATGCTACAAGCAGCTAAACCCGGATTCGCCGGTAACGTACGCTTTGTACAAGCACATCATCAGTCGATTCAATAAGAGGGTAAGTGAGAGAATACTAGAGGGACAAGTATTCAATATGGGCCAACGGCTTGGTTCTATCAGAATTAAAAAGATACCTCGTACCTTTAACAAGCCTACTATTGACTGGGGTGAGACCAACCGCCTGAAGAAACAGGGTATAAAGAAGCTCGTTTACTACACCGATGATTATTACTATCGGTGGAACTGGGATAAGCACCGGTGTTTGGTCAAGAATAAAAGCGTGTACACGTTTGCTCCTACAGCAGGGAGTCGTGGCAATAAGCGAAAGCTCGTAGAAAAACTTCGTACGGATGAATTTGCCTACTTGAACTTCAAACAATGATTTACAAAACCGTCTCATCAAAAGCTGTTATCGCGAAGGTCTTTCGTGATCTAAAGCCTACCACAGATACGTGGGTTAACGATGCCGTTGAATGGATTGGTGAGGCGCTGGAATTCATTGGTTACCATACCGGTTTGGAGAAGAAGGCTATGGAACTTACCGTGGCAGATCATCGGGCTTTGTTGCCGTGTGAGTTGGTGGACATTATCCAAGTTGAGTATGAGGGTAGTGCTCTTCCCTATGGAACTGATACGGCATCATACGACCTGCCTAATGCGAAACGCACTACCAATCCCCAGCCTTACAATACGAGCGATGTTACAACTGCAAAAGTCTTTGAGACGCAAGCAGGGGAACATCCTACCGGCAACGACACATTCAAGCAGCGCCAGTCTATAAAAGCTGCGAGTTATAACGGCGGGGACTACTATGTCATCAACCCTGACTATCTGCAAACATCTTTTGAAAAGGGTACGGTAAAGGTTCACTTTACTGCGTATCCTATGTGTGATGATGGGTATCCTAAGGTGCCTGATAATATTTACTACAAACAGGCGCTTGAATGGTACATCGTAAGGCAGATGATGATGGGAGGGTACACGCACCCGTTTCTGAATTGGGGGATAGCCGATCAGAAGTGGGGCCAGTACTGCGTGAAAGCACAGAACGATGCCGCTTACCCATCTATCGACAAGATGGAGAGTTTCAAAAATATGTGGGTGCGCATGGTCCCAAGAATGAATGCACACTCCGATTTCTTTATTGGGAATAATACTCAAGAACGTTTAGGACGATGAAGCCACTCAAGGGTATGAACCAGGATGTGTCCTCGGCTAATATGCCGGAGGGTACATACCGTCGTGCTCAGAATTTTATTTACGGTAAGGAGCTGGACTCCCTTATGCAAGAGCCAGGTCTCAAAAAGCTGGCGGGTTCCGGTGATACAGGCATTGCTGGGGGTAGAGCGCTGTGTGGAGCACACGCCTTGCCTGGGGATGACTTTTTGCTTTTTGTATACACTAGCACTTCACCTGCTGGTCAGGGAAGTGCTATCTACCGTTATACCGCTAGTACGGGTTTGACGACTTTGGTACTAGAAGATAACGATCTCAACTTCAGCGATACTACAGTTCTTAAGGTGGCGCACTTTCAAAACGCTGCGGCAGAACTACAGGTAGTGTTTACTGATGGGGAGAATCCGCTGCGTATTCTGAACTTGTCTGATGTCGACAGTGACATGACCACCAATAAGCTCTTCCCAGAGTTTAATCAGGTTGACTTAAATATTGAAGTTGGCGCGGGTAACGGCGGCTTTCCTGTTGGTACACACTTCTTCTGTGTAGCTTATGAGCAAGAAGATGGTAGTCGTACGGGATGGCAGGGGTTGTTTGGCCCTTTCCCAGTAAAGGAAGAAGCGGGCACGTTCGAGGTAGAGATGTCCAACATTGACACGGACTACCCATATATCTTGATTGCTTCGTTAACCTTTACCGGTAACGCATTAGAGGCGAAGATTCAAAGGCGCTTTCCTGCGGGAAACAGTACTTTGACACGACTGGTAGATAACATTAATCCGTATGGGGAGGTTACTGTTGCAGAGCTTACCGCTAAGCCTCAGGTATATACTTCTGCCAAAACGCTGACCTTTCATGAGAACCGTCTCTACCTCGGTAATGTCACAGAGCATGATGAGGAAGATTTGCAGCAATATGCAAATTGGATCGAACCTATCTGGGCATATGGCCCGACTGGAAATGGGTCGACACGCTTAGGGCGTGAGATGGATGAGACGCAGTATCCGGCAGGTCTTCGCTTTATGCCGGGAGAGGTTTACGCATTTTACGTTGCATGGGTGCGTAGTGATGGTAGCGAAACAAGAGCGTTTCATATTCCAGGCCGTCCGGTACCTGGAACTATCAACTTAGAAATAGAAGCAGCAGACTCCCACCTGTTCGGTGCAAATACTACTGTAACAGTAGACCCTACTGCTACTCTGGCTACGAATATGTCAGCGTATGCAGATGGAAGGTTAAACTACCTGAAGTTTGATTAGGAGGCGGGCAACACGCATTACTATATGGCCCGGGATACTTGTGAGGTCAATGGCAATTATAATGTTGGCGATGGCGCTAGACCTCGGGGTCGTATGGGTATTTGGGAAAACCAAAACGAGACGTATCCTTCCGACTTCCCAGCTCAAAAAAGATTTTCTTATAACGGCGGTGGAGGAGGTTTCATATCGATAACCCAAACCACCCTGGCAGGCGAAAAGGTTCGTCACCATAAGATGCCTACAGAGGCATGGTTAGATCGTGAGACAGGTGTAAATCTCAGTAGTCTAAGTAATCGCCCCACATTAGCGGTAGAGTTTGAGCATGTTCCAATGCCTGAGGGTTATGTGGGCGTCCGGTTCTACCACGCTAAGCGGACAATCAATAACAGTACAGTTCTTGGGCAGAGTTTGTTGTTTCATGGCGCTCATAACCATTACAGCCTTGAGGCTATAGGTGAAAACCTTACAGACCACGTAGCCACAAATGGTATTAATACCATTAACAACAACAGTACTCCAAGTGGGACAAATCCTGTAACCGGTAGGACTCTGGCAAATGATGATGCTCTAGCGACTACTACGGCTTTCAACCAAATGATACTGGACTATGGCAGAATGCACCCATTTGATATGATGCGTGCAAAGCCAAGGGTAAGTCCAGCTGAGGGGCGCTACTACATCCGGTTCGATCATATCATTGGCAAACAGGCTGAACCTTATACAGCATTTGATGGAGTTGCTGGAGCGAATTCAGAATGGCAGCATTTCATTGTTGACACCGATAGCAACTTTGATATTTGGGAGTTGTGGGAAGGCGGGAATTTTGAGTCAGAGCAAATACGTAATCGGTTGATGTACTTCGATTACATGAAGTCTGCGGCTACGTTTCACATCCCATCAGAAATCATGCGCTTACGTTCGGTGTCTGACGTGCATTATCTGTCGCCAGGTATTATTGATTCCGAACGACAAATAGATAACCGAGGTGGCGAGGAATGTTTGCACTTTAAAATTGACCAGAGTATCACGGGTGTGGATATGCACTTCCCTAATAATGCTGCTGGGTATGATTATTACCAAGCCAAGTTTATCAATAACTGGACAGGTGAAAGTCGGTCTGCAAAATCAGGATTTTGGTTAGATAATATCTACAGTGTCAACACCGCAAGCCAGTCCAGCGCTAATGAAACACCGGTTAGTGTTGCCCCTATTGCAAGCTTCTGTGTTGCTCGTCAAGATGTGTACCAAGGATACGCGTCACAAGAGCTGATAGCGTGTACTCCTGTAATGGGAACTTTAGATGAGCCGCAGTACGATAATGCGCAACAACTTAATGCTGGAGAAATTGCAGATCTGATTGCAGCTACTGATTCTAATGTAACTGAAGTTGGTAAGGTTCGCTTCTTCCATGTTAATGGAGATATGGCGGTAAGCGAGATGCGATATCGTACAACGGCTTGGGCTGGCTGGACGCACCACCATTCTGCTGACCCGTTAAATGATAGTCGTAATATCACGGATAAGTACTCCCCTGATCCAACAGCGGGCACAATTCGTATTGGTCACAATATTGCTATGTACACGGTAGCCAATCCGTACTACATCGACACAGACCAGTCTAAGTTGGGCTTGTTCGATTACTTAGGTAGCAATGACCGCCCGGTAACCCCAGATCAAACCAATGACTTCACGGTAGATGTGACGTTCTTGAAGTCTAACGATTTCCGCCAACCGGGTATTTATGACTCAACAGAATCGTATACCAACACCTATCCCTACCGGGTCCATAGAAGTCAGGCTCAAGCGAATGACGAACCGGATATCAATATCCGCACCTTCCTTGCTTTTGATAGCTATGAAATGCCACGTAGCCGGGGGAGCATCCAAAACTTGCAGAGCTACATTGATAAGCTCCTGATTCACCATGAGCAAAGTCTTTACGTGACTCGTGGTAAAGAGAAGTTTGCTACTACGGCTGGTGAGATTGCGTTTGGCACTGGAGATATTTTCAGTACCGTGCCTGTAGAGGTTATCCCCACACCTAATGGTTATGGAGGCACACAGCATATGCTAAGCTGCATCCTTACGCCGGCAGGGTATTTCTATGTAGATGCGTCTATGGGCAAGGTGTTCCAGTATGCCGGAGGTAAGCTGCAAGAGATTAGTGCTTTTGGCATGAGGGACTACTTCTTCAATAAGCTAACCAACCTTAATCAGACTACTCTGAATACAGAGGCTGTCTTTGGATATCATCCTGGTGTGCTGTCTGTATATGACTCTCGCTGGAATCGGGTGATTTTTCACATTAGGGATAATACGTGGGATGTCAGCAGCTTGCCAAACTTTTCGTATGATGCTTCACAAAACCAAGATCCTGCGTATTACCAATCAGGTACCAAGGCTAAGGATGTGTGGCTTAGCTACAACTTGGACTTAAATAACTGGACAAGTTTTCATACCTACAATTGGGTCGGCGCGGTTGGGACTCAGAATGAGCTGTATTCATTTAACCGTAGGCAGATTGCTGATACGACAGAGTTGGTAGGATTTCGTCACAATGACTTACAAGAACCCTTTACCCGATTTATTGGTGGAGGCCCTGATGCGATTAAATACGACTCTTATATTGATGCGGTACTATCGTATCCACAGGGTGTTGTGTTTAGTAGTGTCCAGTGGTATACGAAAGCATTTGATCACGATGAGGATACGCTGGGCTTTGTAGACCACGACCGCACCTTTACGCATGCTACCATCTACAATGATTATCAATGTAGCGGCGAGACACAATTGGTCCGGGCGGTTCAAGACCGGCTCTTAGATCATACTGCGAACTTGCGCCGTGATGACACCATGTGGAAGTGGAATGATTTCCGTGACCTGGTCGATGACAGAACTCTACGGTTCGTTGATGAAGAGGGGGACGTGATCAACACAAATATTGATGACGACAAAAGTTGGTTTGACCAGCGTCGTATTGCTGGTAACCATGCTACAGTGCGGCTTCGCTATGATAATACTACAGATAGTACAATTGGTTTATATTTGTACGACATAGATGCTAAGGTGCGCAAGGCTTATCGCTAATTGAGAACAAGTAGCTAAGGATATAGAATTTCAGTACGCGCTCTCACATTACTTACTACTATGGGATACGGCAAGAAAAAGCCTGTGCGTAAAAATAAGCCTGCTGCTAAGCGGCCTATGATGACTTACGGCGGTGCGATGGCAGAAGCTACGCGTCAGATTAAAATGAAGAAAGGGGGCAAGACTCCTACGGCTTTAATCAACGCCTTGAAAGCTGCTGGACATATTAAGATGTACGGCGGCGCTGCTAAGAAGCCCGTGATGAAGCGTGGCGGTAAAACCCGGAAGTAATGGGTAAGCTGTGCGCCCGGGGCAAAGCAGCTGCTAAGCGCAAGTATAAAGTATACCCTTCGGCGTATGCTAATGGGTATGCTGTGCAGGTCTGTAAAGGCACTAAGCCAGATGGCTCGGGCAAAAAGAAAACCGCGTCTGGCTACAAGAAGGGCAAGAAGAAAGCCACTACTAAAAAGAGCACGACTCGTAAGACGACGCGCCGAACAACACGCAGACGATGAGCTTGCGTCGGTGGTTTAAAGAGGAGTGGAAGGATGTCCGCACTGGTAAAGCGTGTGGGCGTAAGTCGGCAAAGGGCGGATCAAAGCGTCCCTACCCGTACTGCCGTCCAACAAAGCGGGTAAATAGCAAGACCCCAAAGACGTCTGGAGAGATGTCTAAAAGCGAGAAGCGCAGAAAGGTTCGTGAGAAGATCCGTAAGGGCAATCCAGGTGGTAAGCCTACACGTGTTTCTCCGGTCAAGCGTGGTGCAAAGCGCACTACGAGTAGGAAAAAACGTACAACTACGAAACGTAAACGATAATGGATCTTACGGACTACGAACTAATTCTGCTGGCTGTTGGCTTGGTAGGCGTCTATGTGAAACTGCATGGAGAGGTTACCAAATTGACTAGTCGCGTGTATTCTTTGGAAAATGGCAACAAGAAGATTGAACGCTCTCTGGAACAACTTGCAACTGACTTGGCTGAAATCAAGCTTCTTCTCGCCCGCAATCAAATGGATAAGTGATGGCTACAAAACGCCGCAAATCAACGCCTATTCGTCGAACGACCAAAGGCAAGGGAGCAAACTACCGCCCAACCAAAAAAGGTGCGGGAATGACTGCAAAAGGTGTACGTGCCTATCGCAAGGCAAACCCAGGCAGTAAGCTTAAGACAGCTGTTACTGGTACGGTCAAAAAAGGTAGTAAGGCTGCCAAGCGTCGCAAGTCATATTGTGCACGATCTTTAGGACAGCTCAAGCGTTCAAGCGCAAAGACTCGTAATAACCCTAACTCACGTATTCGTCAGGCTCGCCGACGTTGGAAATGCTAATCTCATGAAAGAAGAAGAATTTGACATCTCTTTTCTCGACCCGGAAAAACTTAAGAAGTCGGAAGACAAGCTTAAGAACGGGGAGATTACATGCAATATTGAAAACCCTGATGACTGCGAAAGCTGTAGCGGATGAAGAAATTTAATGGACACCGGTGTGAACGACGTAATCTGACTGACCTATTGTTAGGTACAGGTCCAGATGGGCGTCGTCGTGCCAAGCCTAAAGCAAAGAAGCGGCCTAAGAACTTTACAACAGAGCCGGCAGTAAACAAGAAATATCTTGGAGGACCGTATCAAGACTACTCAGGTCAGCTCGGCCAAGAGTATGCTGCCTATCAGCAACAGCAGTTCAATCCGTTTGCTCCACAGTCTAGCATACAGTTTCCGGGAGCTGCTCCAGGTACTACGAGCAGTGCGACTCCGGGCTTGCTAGAACGATTAGTTGGACCTCAAGTAGATATGACTGACTTAGCTCCAGGGGAAGTACCTCAAGCGATGGAGCAGTTTAATATGCGGCAAGCAAAAATTGCAGCTGCATCTGCTGGCTTGAATGCTTTAGGTACAGCTATTGGCAATACTGACCGGGCTAATGAGGAAAACCTAGGAGGTGACTTGCTGACTGGCGCCAGTGGTGCCCTCAGTGGGGCTGGAGCTGCCTTGCCTTATGCTTCTATGATTCCGGGTGTGGCTCCCTTCGCAATAGTGGGTGGAGCGCTATACTCTGTATACAAGAAGAAAGCGGCAGAACAGAAAGCTGTACGGGAAAAGCTCAAGCGTGATAAAAAGAATAACGAGTTGCGTTTAGAGAATACCCTTGAGTACAGCCGTCAGATCAAGAACATGTATGACGACCAAGGCCAGATGGTAGACTCCTACATGGCGCGGATGGGTGGTCCTATGGGGCAGCCTGACTATGAAACTGAAAAGAATGAAGTTATCTTAGCTTCGCCTAACGATCCGCCAGTGGCAATGGGTCAAGGGGGCTATAATCGTATTAGCAAAAACTTGTACCGTGCTAGCGGTCCTAGTCATGAAATGGGAGGTGTACCAACCAAAGGTGCAACAGAACCGTTTGTAGATGCTCAGGGCCAACAGCATGATAGCCCATATGTATTTAGCGATGCGCCGGAAATGCGCTTCGATGCCAGTGAAATTTTATCTATGATTCGATGAGTCGCAAGAAGAAAAAAATGATGACGCCCGCCGAGGTTGCTCAACAGCTTGCGGCATATATCTCTAAGCAAGAGGAGACTCTGCGCCGCTATCCTGTAGGGCCGCTCGCCAATAGTGCACGGCTTAACATGAAAAAGGGCAAGAGTGCTCTGGCAGCTTTGCAGGGTAAGAACGAGGAAATGCGTGTTGGCAAGCAGCCACAGCCAGTGCAACAGATGAACTTAGGCGGTAGTGCAAGTGGCGCTGTTGCTAGTGAGTTCGGTATGACAGGAGCACAGCAAGCTATGGTTGATTCGCTTGCAAGTGAGTACGGTATGAGTCCGGCGATTGCTGCGGCAGTAGCTTCAGTAACCCAGAAAGAAAGCGGGGGTTCTGGTACGCGCGAGGAAATGAACTATGCTAATACGTCTAATGAACGTATTAGAACACTGAATAGCCGCTTCGAGAGAAAGTTTGCGGATATGTCCGACGAGGATCTCAATGCTCTTAAAGCAGATCCTGAAAAGTTCTTCAACTATGTTTACGATGACGTCGCGGGTAATAGCGCTGACGGGGACGGTTACAAGTACAGAGGTAGAGGGCTGGTCCAAATAACAGGTAAGGATAACTACCGACGGGTTAGTCAAGCGGTATATGGAGATGACCGCTTGGTTGATAACCCTGATTTGTTGTTAGATGACAAGGTAGCTGGAGCGGCAGCTGCATACTTTACAGCGGAAAGCGGTAAAGGTGTAGAGGGGTATGTGGATTTCGATCTTAGTACACCCAATCCAACTCCTGAGCAGATTCAAGAAGTTCTTAATGGAACCTATGCGGTGGTTGCATCTGGCGGTACGCTGCCAAAGTCTACTGCTCAAGACCCTGCTAAGATGGCTGAGAAGTATGGGCAGTATAGCTCTGCAATGCCTAAAATGCAGCAGTTTGCACAACAGGCTGTACCGTCTGCTTCAGCATCACAATCTACTCCGGCTCCTGACCCATCTTTAATGAATACTCCGGACTTTATGCTAAGTCCTGAGGCGCAGCAAGAAAAGGCTGCTGTACTTGCGCAAAATGCAGAAGCAGTACCTCCAGTTGCACAAGCATCACCTCAGGCCTACCAAGAAAGAGAGGGTATGGACTTAGCTGGGTTAGACTTTAACTCTGCTAAGGCGACAGAGGCGGGCAACAATATTCCCGGTTCTAATATCACCTATGCTCGTAATGAGTTTGGCGATTACAATGTCATTGTTCCGGATAAGGCTTTTGGCGGTTTAAAGGGTGGATACGGTCGTGTTGGTAGCTCTGGCTTCCAAGGCAAGTATGTCATTCGAGCCAAAGACTGGAAAGGCCCAGAATCTATCCAAGAGTCTTTGTCCAATGCTATTCCGTATTTGGATGATGTAGATGGGCCAGCAACGGATGGAGACCGAGCGTCTCTTTTCGCATCGGTATTTGCAGATCCTACTCAGCAAAATATGAGCTTGGATATGGACGCCGCCATGGTCTCAATGACTATTGGTGGTGGGCAGGAATCTGAGTTGCAATCCGGTATGGGTATGTCCTTTAAAGAAGTGGCAAACCTGGTAGCTGAACAGCGCGGGGTAAAGCCTCCTAAGAAGGTATACAACCGTATGGCGGGTGATATGGGTAAGTCATATACGACTACCTCTGTTGACCCTCAAGATAAGAAGCGTTACGATCGCGAGATGGACGCAATCTATATGGAGATTGCAGCTAACCCGGGTACATTTAAGTTTACGGATGAGTCTGGTACTGAGCGTGTAGGTGTTGGCGGATACAGCCCCTACAGCGATTACGTGGCTTACAATACAGGTGACGCGGACTTCCAAACACGCTTTCAGAACCGCCAGCAAACATATGGTTTGGCAGGTCAGTTTATTGCACCTAGTGCAGTTGTTGCCGCTCGTACGGCTGCGGTATCGCGTGGTAGTGCAGCTCTTGGGCGGGGCTTAGGAGATGATGCCGTAGCAGCTCTCCAAGCAGGTGATGAGGCGGCGCTCAATTTAGCGGTAGCGCAAGAGACTAAGCTTTTAGGGCAGGGGCAAAAGATGCTCCCACAAGGTACTGGCGGTCCCGCAGTAAAGGGGGTGCAGGGCATGAAGTTCAAGCCTGGGACGGGTGCTCAAGGACAGGCTCCAACATACGTGCCTGCGCGTAATGCTGCAGGTCGAACGATTGATCTTTCCCCAGTATCGAAAACGAAGACAGGAGCACTTACGGCTGAGCAACAGATTCGGCAGTCGGGTGTCAATGTATTAGATGATGGTGCTGGCGGTATTCTCGGTGTAAATCGCGGGCAGTTCAGAATGCCTGCAGGTAGTGCCGGAGGAAAAGGTGGGCAGTTTGGAGGTATGCAACCTG